GCCTCTGCCAAATTCTCGTCTCCACTCTAGGCCACGGTTTGCCTCGGAAATCATGCCCTCGGTTGGCTTGTAGCTTTCTGCCATTACTCGACTTCTGGCTCGACAGGTCCGTGTGGACTGCCTAAAGGTTCAAAGGCTAAAGTGATTCCGTAGCGTTCCGCCATTGCCTTGTCGTTCTGCATTTGCTGAAACACCTCTTCCACGTCACGCCCGTATTGTCTGGCAACGTCATTAAGGCTTTTGAATCCGTTTCTTACGGCTTCGACTTCTGCTCGAATCTCTTTTGCTGGATCAACCCAAGAAAATCCTCTGCCTCGAAACTCGAGAGTGTTTGAAAACTTGTCGTAGCGAGTAATCGGAATTGGAATACTGCCGCTTGTCATTGCCATTTTCAGCCACTCTTGAGCAACAGGCTCGCACAAGTGCTGAATCAAGAAACTTTGCAGTTGTCTGTAAAGGTCACGCTCTTCGAGTGCGCCTTGTCTTATGCTGCTGTAGCTGACGCCTTCGAGGTTGTTTGAGAGACTTGTGTAAGAAATGCCAAGACCACTGGCAATGCCGCGAAGAATGCCTTTGTGAAATTCGGCATAGGCGCTGGTTGGATGGCTAGGATTCCATTCTTGAAACTGCATTCCGGCTGGCAATTGCTGAATACTTCCAGGTTCGCCCGACATAATCTGGTTGCCGTCTGCTGCCTCATCCCCAATGAAGCCTTCACCGTCTGGCGAAACTAAGAAGCCCATCTTTGCGGCTGCGGTTCGAGCAGCAATCAGTTCAGCTTCTTCATAGCCGCTGAGAATCCGCATTCTTGTCATCGCTGACGCAAACCAACTGACGCCTCTCGTTTGTTGCGCTCTGTCCGGTAGGTAAATGTGTAGAATGTCGCTGGCGTCAACTCTGGTGCGTTTGTCTGAACGCCTTTGTCCAAACGTATCGAACGGATGGCCTTGGCCTAGTTTCAAGTAGTAAGCAACTGGTGCGTCGAACTCGTCCAACTCCACACCCATCACCACTCTTCTACCTTTTGGCTCAGTGGTGAAATATTCTTCATCCAAAAAATCCGGCTCAAGAATCTGCAACGCTAGCCCATCCGTCCACTTCTGGCCTCGAACAAAGCGAATCAGAATTTCACCATCTCGACAAAGTCCTTGAATCACCAACCGTTGAAGGTCTAGCCAAGAGTGCTTGCGGCTTGCACTGCATCGCTTGCCCCAACGTTTAAACGCTCGTTCAATGATGGCATTGCCAGCACTGTCAAGTTCGCCAACATTCGGCTCGTTGAGATTTCTGGCGCGAGATTGAAGTTGGAAGCCATGCTCACCAATGACGTTACTCGACATGAGTTGCAGGTATCGTCTGGCGTAATCGTCATTTCGGCAAAGTTCTCTGGCTCTGTCTCTGATTCTGCGAAGGCTATATTGCAGCTCAGCATCCGCTGAAGTCGTTGAGCCGATAAAGTCAGCTAAGAATCGCGAGCCTGCCGCGCCATCATATCGACGTTTTTTCTGCTTTGGACTTGGGTTCTCTGGTGCTTGTCTGTGGACTCTATCCGTGAGCCACCACATTGCCTCTTGAATCATCCGGCCCTCCTGAACTCGACTTTAACGAGATTGCCAGGACGTTTGCCTGCTCTTGCGCGAGTCAGTTGCCGCTCTTTCGTGACTTCTTGACGGTAATAGTCGCGCCACTTCATCAAATCGGTGATTGAAAGCTTCGTCAGTGAACGGTTGCCGATTGAATATTCTTCAACGTCGTTATCTGCGCGGCCTTCGAGAAGAGATTGAATCTTCTCAAGCATGATTTCAGCGTGAGTGCGCGGATCGTGGGCAACGTCTGTATCTGTTAAGACGTACCACTGTCCCTCGCCAACCTTGATTTTTTCTGAGTCACTGGTGCGAGTAATCCAGGCTTGCCAGTGAATGTGTCCGGTGGGGTAACTTGCGGTTGTACTGGAAGAGACTTCAATGAAATATTTGCTGTCTGCCTCTGTTGCGGTAATCGCAATCTCAGCAGAACTGGTCCCGTGACTTCGTCCGTAGTAGGTCAGAGAATACGAATCTGGCGGATAATCTGACGCCAAATCGTCTTTGCGCCAAAGCCAGCGTTCACCAGCTACAAGACGGTCAGGTTCAGTTGTGGGGTAATTTGCGCGGTCAAATTGATTTGTTGCCATGCGCTATTGTTAGCGCACTTTGTCAAGTCTGTGGTCTGAACTGTCTGAATTTTCCGATTTGTCCGAATGGCTACTGAAGCCTTGCGAACTGGTCGAGGTAGGAAGTGTTTGATTCAATGCGCCAGCGTCCGCCAACCTTAAAGGCTGGAACTAATCCGCTATTGCAGAATCGAACAGCGGTGCGCTCGGTAACGTCAAGCTCATCCGCCAACTGCTTTGGTGTCAAATATCGAATCCTTCGGTGTCTCATTCTAAAACCTTTGAATCCAAGATTGTGGTCTTCGTGCAGGTTTCAAAGTTCTTCGTTGTGGTTGAGGTTCAGGTTGAGCAACGCTTTCCTCAACAGTTTCAACTACTTTAGCAGTTCTTTGCAGTCGTTTCCAGTCTCGAATGTTTAGCGAACTGAGTGCTGCTAAACTATAAACTAAACAATCCAAGGCTTCATTGCGTGGTCTGATTTTTATCCACTCTCTGCGAGGAAATCCTTTGTGATACTTGGTGACAATCTTCTCAGCCGTGAGTTGTGCGAAATATTCTTCATCCAAGTGTTTTGGAAATCTTAGCGCTTCTGGTCCGCTGGCAATGCGAAGTCTGCCAAAAATCGCTTGTTTGATCGTGTCCACCCCAACCGGAAAGAGTTTGATTCTGCCGGAATTGTTGCGGCTGGGTCTACCGATTGGTGGCTTGCCTTCACCTCCTACGCCTTTGATTGCGTAGATTCTCGCAGTTGTTCGGCTTCTAACAAACTCATAAACCGCTTGCGTGAAGTGTCCACCGGAGTCAATACAAGCTGCTTGCACTGGCAACTCGTGACTATCCGCACAACGCCACCTTTCTCTTAGTAACTTGTCGAGCTGCAACCAAGTCTGAGGCGCTGCCGGATCTGAATGCAGAATCTGATGGTCAAGAATGAATCCTTCGTTGTCCTTGCCTGTTCCTAGAAACGTCACTTCTAATCGGTCATCCTGAACGTCCACTCCTGCCGTAATCACAAGCACTTCTGCTGGCGCTGGTGCTTTGTAGACTTCTCGCCTGTTGTACAACCCATGCTCGTCTATCGTTTCGCCTTGGTCTTCCCAAGTTTCAGCTAAATAAACATTAGTCCAAACCTTCAAACGCTCTGGATCACTCTTGACTTCCAGAAATCGTGTTACTGAATCAACCAGACTAACCCAAGGTGAGTATAAGCCGGATAAATGATAGCCTTTGGTCTTGCGGTGTGGGTACTGCTCAACCCACTTGCCGCTCTGCAAACTGGCAAGCCTCTGGCCTTCTGTCCAAGGTGTCTCGCATTCCTGGCAAACGTAGTGTGCAGTTTCCGGTTCGTTGTGATGCCAACGGACGTTTGACCATTTCAGCAATTGGAAGGCTTCACAGTTGGGGCAAGGAACTTGGAAAAAGGCTTGTCGAGAATCCGCAAAAGCTTTTTCAATGCGGCTTACGCCTTTAAGTGTTGGGGTACTGGTGAGAAGGATTCTGCGAGAATGGGCAAAGGTGACGGTTCTTTGAATCGCCAAGTCCACTGGATCGCCTTCAATTCCTGCCGAATGCTCAAAACGGTCTATTTCATCAGCAACTAAAAGGCGAATGGCCTTGGAAGCTAAAGCGGTTGCAGTGGTGGCTGGTGCAAGCGTAAGCCTTCCGCCTACAAAACTTCTATGCAGCAAGGTGTTCTGCTTGTCTCCTCGCTTTGGATCTTCAATGATTCCTTCAAAACAGTCTGCATTGGCAAACAACGGTTGCAATCTGTCCTTGGCAAACTGCTTGGCAAATTCGATATTGGGTAAGAGCAGCAGGATTGGGCATGGGTCTGAGGCAACATGGTAACCCAACAAAGATAAGCAAGCTTCTGTCTTGCCGGTCTGCGAGGCAAACATCAAGACAACGGTATTTGTCCCGTCATCAAAGGCTCTAAGCGGTTCGCGCAGGTAAGGCGTTCTGGCTAGTGAGTAATAACCAGCCTCTGCCGCTGATTCATGCGTTAGCTTCCTGTTGGTTTCCGCCCAGGTCGGAATGTCCTGCTGAACTGCTGGCTTCCAATTCAGCAAGCTGTTCTGCAATCGCGCTACTAACGCCCATTGACCGGAGTCTTGTGGCAATATCTGTTGATGCAATTTCGGATTGGATTCGATTGATTCCATCAGTGAGTATTTTTTCAACTATTCGGTATTCGGATTGACCAAGCAACAAAGGCGAAAGTCTGGTTGGCATGGCCTGAAGTTGGGATTGTACAGATTCAAGAATGTTGATTAGCAGCTCAGTCGCAAAAGAAATGTCTACAACTTGTCCTTTGGCAAGCTTGAGCTTCAATTCCATTGTTTCAGCGTCCGCCTTCCACCTTCTGAGCTTTGCGTCATCAAGGCTGATTCCACCAGCAGAATATTTCTCGGCTCGTTGCTTTAAAAACCGAATATATCCGCGCACTGATTTCTGAGTGTCCCACTTTCCATGCTCAACCTTGACCAGCCAGCCTTCCTTGTGCAACTGGTTCAGTCGCTGAGTGGTCAAATCAAGGTAATAGGCTAGCGTTTGACTACTACAAGTGTTCAAGGTTCTAGCTGCTCTGTTAATCGGTTGTGAAAGAAAATCAAAATGATTTCATGAGGATAAAGATTTTATTCGTGGTCAGAAATACCAGATCGGAAGAGCGTCGTG